CAGTGTTAAATAGGTTCTCTCCCTGCACACCATACACTCGAATGCTCTTTGCAATCTTATTGAAGCGGTCCTGCCAATGACGAATGACTTGGTCTACCGACTCTCGAAACCGGTCTCGTGCATCTTCGGACTGGATCGACTCATTGAAGAATGAACGGACTTGCACCAGATCCTCACGAGAAACCATGGTCAGCGCTAAGAGAATCTGGAAGGGGTTGCTATTCCGGAAGCGTGTCGCCCATACCTCCAAGTTCTGGGACCCTGCCAGCCGAGCCCCCAACACGGAGGGCTTTGCATTGAACTTGATCAGGTTCCAGAAGGACAGCATGTCACTACAGCTGATCGAAATCTCGTGAGAGTGATCGGAGTAGGAGTGACTGACCAAGTTAATGTACCCCCAGAAGGCCGGATAATATCGAGGCATACCAAAGACATTGAAAGCGCCCTTAAACCAGATCTCCACCTCCATCATCGCAGTAATGGTCAACTTACCATTCCGAACAAATGAAATCGAGTCATGGCGCGGAATAGCCAAACTAATCGAAGCGTTACCGCCTCCGGAACCGTCAGTAGAGAGTGAGGTAGAAATGGAAGTGGTGTACGGCTTAATCGGACCTTTCGCCCCACAGGAGAGGCATACAGGGATTTCGTGCTCGCCATTGATGTAGATCATCGCGTCGGGAGCATAGGTAAGCGTGGGCCGATCTACATGAGTACCCAGATACGGATTGTTACGCTGCGTGTATCGAAAGCCGGCCATTTACTCTCCCCAATACACCCAAAACATATCTATTGCATCATAACCATTGTACACGTCAGAACACGGATCCGGAGGAGTTTGTTCCGGCTGAGAATCCGGTACTTGTGCTGAGTTGGGTATTGTTTTCGTGGTATTTAACGGTGAAGTCAAAGGAGTACTCCATGGTGTAAGGATTGTCGGCCGACTCTGACATAGAAAAAGTGTCAAAATGTCCTTCCCACATCTCAGAGTCATAGGTAATCCGGACAGACCCCACCATACCAATTTGGTTAGGGTTGGATGTCTCATAGAGGTACCCGTTGTTCTGATACAACATGAAAAGATGCATAAGCTGTTGATACCCGGCACTATTCCGTCGAAAATGGCGAGTCAGGCCCGTCTGATCTGTGTAGGCAGCTCCTATCTTCCCAGAAGCACTGATCTTGACTTGGTCCCTACCTCCAAATTCCGTCTTATAGGGGTGGTACGTATTAAACTTTTGCGTATCGGAAGTGCCCCAGTCAGTGGGATTGATGTACAACGTGAGCGCGGGCATCTGACGGTAGGCTTGGATATTAAGCAGGTAGTCATTTTCCGAGTCAGTAAAAATGTTCACCGCCTGCATGACCGGACCTACTGACCCCGAGTCATTTTGTAGTCGACTCAGGAGAGAGTTCTGATTAATCAAAGCCTGTGTGTCAATGTCCACATCAGGAGGAATAATCTCCATCGTCATCGGAAGGTAGCTCACGACCTTCGTAGCAGTTACAGGACGTAAAAGGGACCCATTAGCAAAGTCCCCCTCAAACACAGGCTCCATCGAAGTCTGCGTTTGAATAAGGTTGACACCTCTCTCAGTCAGACCCTGCTCTGTGCGAGCCATGTTACCCTCCCATATTTCGGACCTGATGCTCGACCTTGAAAGCCCAGTTGACCTCAAACGTAAAGGGTTTATCAGCGGACTCGGATACGTTTAGATTCTCGAAGAATCCTGTATACACCACCCCACTGTAGTAGAGGCGGACCCCGCCACGCATCACAAGGTTACCTCGCTGATCATAGACCATGCCGTTATTCTTGTAGAGCGACACCAAGTCTTGGTATTTACGGTAGGCTATCGAAGCCTTACGATTCAAGACCGATAACCCAGAAGCAATCGACACAAACATACCCGTAGACCCTGAGGCACTAATTGACCCAAGCTCATCGCCCCAGTGAAACTCTACAAAGCCCCCACGAGTGGGTTGACGAGACAGTAGCTTGGCAAATGACTCCTCAAAGGAGTTTGGATTAATGTGCAACACCAAATACGGAAAAATGGTGTTACTACCTAACGAATGAGAAGAACCGTCCACATTCACCAACTCAAAAATCATGTGGGAACGTGTCTTGTCCGTAGATGACGCGGACGCATTCGAGGAAAATGCGTTGGTTAGGGTGTTTGCAGCATCATTTAAGACATTCGCGTCAGAGGCAGACGAGTTGGGACTATAGACCGGAGAGGTAATCTTTGGCATCAGATCTTCCTACTGCGGTCACGCTCGCGCATAGCGCGTGCAAGCAACTGATTCAAATCATCCATACTATAGACATTACCATACACGTTGAAGTTGAATGCGCTTTCCGGAGTCATACCTTTGTTTAGAGGTACAACCGCCTCAGGACCTGCCTCACCGATTAGAGCAATCGTCGGACGGTCTACCACACCACCCTGAGCCAGTGCAGGAATACGAGCCGTCTCAATCTTATCAATGACTTTGCTCAGGTTCTGATATGCGTGGGACTGCGTATCTATCAACCCCTTCTGCTGTGCGTACAGAATCTCTGTAACCTCATAGGGGAGACCCTTGTGAGCATTTGCATCACTGGACGCCCACTTCATCACATCGACCATGTTCTGAGCTTCCATCAGGTTCTGGTCAGCTATCTCAGCTGCAAGCCACTTTGCGTGCTCGCCCCATACCGATTTTTGCTTAGAGAAAACCTCACGCATCTCTGGAGAGATGGCTCGATAAACATCCCCACCCGACTCCGCAACCGAACCCAACGATTTCCCGTACCCATAGCCATACCGATGTCGCAGGGCCTCATCCATACCCCCTCTGCCATAAAGTTGCTTGAAATGTTCCAACTGTTCGGGGGATAGCTGAGCCATGACAGTGCGCTCTTTCTCCAGACGCTTCAATCCCTCGTTCAACTCCTTAACACGGTCGGTATCACCTTGCTTTTGAGCCTCATAAATAGCATCCGAAGTCTTGCGCATAGCTTGGTCGATCGCAGTGCCGACGATAGATGTCTCCGTACCTAAGTAGGGAGCCAGCGACTTGGTCAGGAAAGTGTGGATATCAAAGAGGACGTCGTACACGCGCTCGTATAGAATGTCACGCATTTGTGTCAAGGTCTTGGAGACCGACTCGGTCATTTCTAATTGGGCCCGAGCTATACGCATGTCCTCAGAGATCTGTTCGGATAGATTGGACTGTAGCTCAGAACGTTCCAAGGACTCAATGGCCTTATCAAATGACCCATACCGGCGTAGGAGGTCTGACATAACCATCAGCGTCTCCTGTACCTCTTGGTCTGAGCCCAGTCCCGCCATTTCCTGTAACATCCGGCGCTGCTCTCGGGTCACACCCTGTGTCAAGTCCCGTGCAGATAGAGTGTCCATTGTTTTGCCAAAAACCTTCGACACGGCCCCCATTCGAAGTGACATTTCAGTGACCGAATCGGTCAGACCCGTTGTCAAGAGGTCGCCTACCTCTAACATATCACCACGAGAAAGGCCACGAATCGCCTGAGTCAGCTCAGCCACATAACTGGACATCCGAGACATACCGCTCGCGTCTAAGTCGCCAGAAGCCATCATCGACTCAGCGACACTCAAGCGTCGGCGTAGAAGGCGGTCCAGAGACTCACTGTCCATGTTCGCCACGACCTTCATGCCTGTATCAAAGTCCATTGCGGACATCAACCGTTCAGCCGCCTGCCCCGCGCGCTCCACACCAACAGATGAGTTGCGTGTCACATCCGAAAGGAGCTTCGCCTGCACCTTAAACGACGAGTTCATGAGATTGACTTGACTATTTAGGGACTGCACCTTAGAGAAAAAGGTGCCTACAGACAACCCAGACCGTTGAGCATACATATCTACCGCAGCCAAAGACTCAACAGCAGAATCAAAACTGTAACCCAGGTTTTTGGTCATGTTGGACATATGCTCGATCACTGTGCCTGATTGTACACCCAACACGGTGCCATAAGCTCGGGCAGATGTAACCATTTTCATAGCGGTGTCTTGTGTTGACAATCCAAGTGACTTCTGCGCATCGGCTATCCGAATCCCTGCGGAACTAAACTCGTTCAGAGTGTCCAGTGCCTCTTCTGAGGTCATACGCCACTTGGACATTTCCAGAAAGTTGTCTGTGAATGACTGGCGAATCGTATTGATACCTTCCTGGACATCATAAGCTCCAGTGGCAAAGATGTCCGACGCACCGCGAGTCGCCAACATGCTCTTGTTCATGGATTGAATCGACTGACTAATCTCCAGTGACTTTTTCGCTACGGTACCCATCGCAGCCACTGCCCCGATAACAGGCCCCAAACGCGCAGCCATGGGGAGCAGCTTGCTCAACAGCGCCCCTCCCTTGCCTCCTACCATAGAAGATGCTCCAGAAATCATCCCAGTCAATCTATCAGTGCGAGGGTCTCCGGTAGGGGGTACGATACTGGAAGGAGGTGCAGAAGGTACTTGACCTGCTTGCTTCTTCTGGTCCTGGAGGGCTTTCTTCTCTTTCGACAAGCGCTCGTCTAAGGCGCGCATCTCCTCATCAGCGATCTTTTTGACCATGGCCATGCGATCCGCATCATTTTTCTCCTGTATCTTTGACACACGAGACATCACTCTCTGCGTTGAGTCCAGGTATGCCTTGGCGCCCTTCTGTGCAGCCTCTTTTAGGTCGTCTGAGTAGTTAGAAACTGCCTCAGACATCGCGGTATCTAACTTGTCTCCCATGTCCCTTGACGCTTGATCCGACAACTTATGGAAGGATTTGAAATGCTTCTCATACGTATGAGAAGCTTCCTTCGAAACAGACTGCCAAAACTTCTTGCCAAATATAGAAGCCATGCTCTCCTTAACACGGCTCAAGGAGGCACTGTCTAATGCAATTTCGATTTCATGCCGCGCCATGAGTACCTCCTAAAAGCGAGTAGGATAGGAGCAATATCAGAGGTCTGTACCACCAAAGAACATGTCCTCATCCTCGGGCTCGATTACAATAACTCGGGTGGACTCCTCCCCATACTTCCGAGTCAAGCGGCGGCTCGGACCGACAGAGGATAGCTCCCCACCCTCCTGAGGAGAGCTACTAATACGAGTAGGTAAAGGACCTGACGAGTCAGTAGGTATATCTAAAGAGGTAGGAGGCCCTTGCTTTGGCACATGCAGGGAAGATTGTATATCTTCGGGAGACATGCGCTGTGCAGTACGACGAGCAATCTCTTCGCGGTCTTTCTGGTACTGTCGTATGTGCTGCTGACGTTGATCCTGAACACGCTGGATATAAGCTTCGCGACGTCGGTCTGCATCACGGCGCTGCGACTCCAGCTGTTCCTTAGAGAGTACCTGCAAGAATCCACCACCCTCCTCAATCTCCCGAATGAGGTCCTCGTCGCTCTTCGTATCACGGTCTTCTTCGGCCCTACGGAGAGCCTCTTGACGTTCGTGTTCGGCCCGCTCGGCCCGTTTACGTCGCATCTCAGCCAAAGAGGTTTCGAAATCAGACACGATCATATCGTGCAAGTCCTTCTTACCCGTCAGGTCAGCCTGCAACTGTGCATGCAAGTCCTCCACAGATCTCGGACCACGCTTTGCAAGGACAGCAGGCGAAGCCTCGATTCCTTGGCGAATCCGTTCACGCTCCTCATGGAGACGCTTGAGACGGGCCTTGTCCTTGTCGTCAAACTTCTTGACCCCCTTGGAGTTGTAGGCGGAGGCCACAAACTTCGCCACGGACCAATCACTTTCTAAGGCAAGCCTCTCGTCCTCCGCCTGATTCAGGAAATACCATGCTTTTTGGTGACTGTTCAGCCCTAACTTATCAGTGCCCGAAATACCCGTCAAACGGGTATCATTAGGCACATGACCTTTCATCGATGCCCAGATGTGCCGAGAAGTAGGCTCGTAGCTGTAGGCTTCCAGCCTCTGGAGTTCCACGTCCTGCGTCTGCTGTAAGGTGAGTAGCTCATGGAGTAGCTCTGTCCGTACACGTTCGGGGGCACTCTTCAAGTAATCTCTCATAGAGTGTATGGAATCGGGCCTCTGCCTAAGGACATTCTGACCATCTATCATGTAGATGGCGTATGCCAACATAAGCGATTCAAACTCTTTCGAGTAGGATGGGTCCGATCGTAGAGGGCACTGGTCGGCAATCAGGTCCAACTCTTGAATATTCAGGCTCTTCAAGACCAATACAAGTCCCTCAAAAGATACCTTTGTTGTCAGGAAGCCTTTGAATAGAAGAGCCTCAACACCTCGATACTTGGAGAGGAGGGACACGTATCATTTCCGAGAGATAGACTGAGGCTGCTCTGTTACCGGAGCATCTTCTTCCAGCTCAACAGGGGAAAAATCTCCCTTGACATAAGCCAGGAGCCGAGCATCTACTTTTAGCCCTCTATGGTCGGCATCGCGAACCATCCGACACAGCTCGGTATCCAACTCTTCAATACGTACCTTGAGGGTCGCATCCATAAGCTCGATTTGAGCAACACGCTTGGTACGTTCATCTACCCTCTGATAGAGCTGAGCATACTTTGCAAAGAGTGTGTCAGCTACAATATCAGGCCATGAGTGTACGATATCCCGCACCACAACATGGCAAGGCTTTTTCAACTCTTCACCCTCCAGGTACTCTCCAATACCCATAAACTGAACATTGCGAAGATCAACCTCATGTCCGTCAGGAAAACGGATATGCTTGATAGCATATGCCAGAGACTCCAGTTTGACCTCATGGGCATATGCGAACCCCTCTGATACTTTCGAGGCATACGCCACGACATCACGATCCTCAGCACTCGTCAAAGTGCCTATCGTCACAACGGTACCATCCGGCAACTCTACCGGGTCAGACTCCTCATGATTAATTCGCTTTAGCTCATTCAACTTGGCAAAAATCGACATAGATATACCCCTCGTTGTATGATATCATACAACAGAAAATCCGCCAAGCAAAAGCTTGACGGATCGGACGAAAGTTAAGAACGGATTCAGGAAGCGAAGCGCTGAGACCCAAGCTGACCCACAATGAAGGGGTTGTTACCCGAGTCAATAAACTCGCCGTAGGTTCCGTCAATGTTAGGGTCCAGTACATCGGTACAAACAATCTCTACGCTCTCTGCCACAGCAGTCCCTTCTGACGCAAAATCAGTCGAGTACGATGTCATCCAGCACCCCTCAAAGAGGGTTACCAGAGCATAGATGCCGCTTCCGTCATAAGAGGGGGAAGAGGCCAGTGGAAGGGTGGAGGGGCCTTCATGTGCAGTGTTGGGGAACTCCGCATTAACCAGCTCTGAAAACACAATCTCCTGCTTAATGTCAAAGGGCCAACGGTGATGCTTGAGAGACCGAACCATCCCATCAATGCCTCCATGATAACCAAACTGCTGAAAAGCGTTTGCCAAATAGAGCATCGTGCGCTCAACCGAGATCGAAAACGGCTCTGTAGCAGAAGGGACCTGCTCAGCTACGGTGTCCCCAAAGCCAACAGCCCGAATCGGATCGACAGCACGGCTTTCACTAATCGAGAAAGATGTCATGACTCCCACCTGCCCCATCTGGCCCTGGGCAGCACGCGGAGCAAAGATCTTGTTTTTAGAAGATACAACAGCTCGGGTGTTCGGAGTGGTACCTTCACGGTACATATAGGAAGTGGATTGCATTACATCTCTCTTAGGTTAGTGTGGAGCAGGCAAAGTTGATCAGACAAACTCGGAGCGCATCTCCATGACCTTAACACCCACAGAGTCCAGACGGTTACCTGCGGAGGCTGTGCGCATGTTTGAGCTGGCTACAACCGAAGACAACTCTTTAACGTAAGAAGCCAGCCGAGTGCGGCTGATAGACGCAATACGACCAGACTCCTGCTCTTGAGTTTCGATGGAGGACATTACATCAGCGACCTTATCGAGGATATAGGCCACATGCTCCCTGTTCTCGGGGGAGGTAGCCACATAGTCCATCCCCAAACCCATGTCCCCGTCAAACTCGTCAAACTCGTCAAACTCGTCTTCGAGATCCATGCCCCCGTCAAACTCGTCTTCGAGATCCATGTCCTCGTCCATGAGGTTCATGTAGTCGTCCATAGCCATGTGAAGGTCTTCCTCCAGCATCGGCATCTGAGCATCGGTTGCAGTATCCATACAAGCTCTAATGTGCTTGATCGCTTGACGAACGTTTGAGGCAAGCTTCTGACGTGATGTAGCCATTAAATCTCCAAAGAGAATGAGGGAGAGAAACATTCTGTGTACGCACTGCACAAAAAGATTAGGACTATCCGATACTACAGTATCTATAAATGCCCTGAGTACATATTACTACAGAGGTAACACATGGGTCTATTGAATGCTGACTGGATCGCGGAACATTTCATCCCCGGACTCCAAAAGGAAGATGAGGAGGCTACTCTATCCCATAGCTACACATGGGCTGAGTTAGAGGATGGAAGATGGTCGTACTCAAACGGAAAGTACTCGGGGGTAGGATACTTCATCCAAGTGAGTTACTACGGAGCACACCAGTCATCGAATCCGGGTGACCAAAGCCTTTATCTCGGGGACGTGGTGGGGATCTCCAGCGGGAAGGCGTGGAAGGTACGTTCCACTGAACGGAAAGTGCCCTTGTTCGATACTTGGGGCATTGCTATGGGTTGGTACGATAACAGTGATACCATCATTGTACAGATTACGGGAATCGTCAGGACAATAGGAGAAGGATGGGGGGCTGGGGGTCGTGTCTACGTACCGCTACATGGATACGGGCTACCCCAACAGGCTCCAAGGTCTCAGTTCACCTTTCCTATTGGAGTAGCCCTCAACGAAACAGATTTACTGCTCCAGCCGAGACTGGATACCTGATCAGCCCTTACTACGTAGTGTGAAGGTCACGACAATGTAGTTCAGCGGGAAGACCGGTACGTAAGTGAGAGTCAACTGAACGGCAGACGGGTCAGTAGCATCCGGAGTAGCTCTTACCTGAGTGAAGGAGCTAATGATCTCAGAGCGAACCAAGCCCGTAAGCGTTGCCTTGGCTACACGTTCGATGTCACCCAGGATACCTCCCAGGTACTTGACACCGATAAACTGTGCCAACGCTGCACGCATCGACTGACGGACCTGATGGTCAGTAGTGATAACAGTAGGTTCACGACGTAGTACGTCGGACATACGAGAGGTGAAGGCTTGGCGAATGCGCAAATTCGGGTCAAGGTCTTCCAGGACAGTGATACCTGCCTGAGCAGTCTTGTCCTTCTCCAGCTCATCCATCTCACGTACCAGACGCTTAATGCCCACGATCTGACGATGTGTCAGCGGAGACGCTACATCATACGCAGGGGAGACAATCGAGCCTACCACCGCAGCAGCCATGAAGCTTCCGTCTACAATGTGTTCAACCTCGGTACCAAACTCGTCGGTCAACGCAACCACACAGGAGTCGGGGTAGATAGGCCACATCAGCTCACTACCAAGGGACTCTGCGTAAGCTTGCGCAACTTCCGGAGTAGTACCCTGAGCAAAGCCAAACACACCGATCCGCTCCTGACGCCAGCGAGGGGATGACTGAGTCAAGCAATGTGTCTTGACAAAGTTGATCACCGTAGTATCAGTAGACAGAGGCACCACAAACGCAGGCTTGTAGCGTCGAGCAATCGGCTTGCGTAGCGAATCAATCGCTGTTAGGTAGGTAGCGGACGCGGCATCCGTGTCCCCCGTCGCCTTCTGCACCTGCTTTGCTGCAATCTGCGTAGCGCCGTTCGCAAAAGCCAGGAAAGCGGCCAAGGTGATCTTGTTCTCAGGGGAAAGCTCACCGTACTCAGCCACTACATCGGAGTAACTGTTGAAAACCTTGGCATCAAAGTCAGTCTTCTGGTACGTGTAGGAGATGTAGTACACATCCCCTACATCGGGTTCATTACCCGCCTTGTCGAAGGTCTCCAGCGTAGCCGTGTCTCCAGCCTCAATGTCGGTAGTGTTCTTGACCTTGACCTCCAACCCTGGAATCGCATAGATAGGGTTGCTGGTGTCAGTCACAAACTCGGACAGTACGCTGAACCGAATCGTGCCCTCGTCATCGTAGGAGGACGCCTCCTCTGGAAGGAGAAGACTGATACGGAGACCTGTGACTTCGTCAACGTAGGTCTGACCCACATATCCAACATTTGAGGAGCCTGTACCAGACCCAGAGGTGTGTGCGATGCTAAACTCATCATCCAAGTAGGACTCAACCGTGTAAGTGTAGTACTCGTCCTCGCCCGCATCGGTCTGTCCCGCCTCAAATCCGAGCAGAGTATAGGCATCGTTTGCTACCGTGTTAATGGTCAGGGTTTCGGTCGAACCCGTATCATCAGTGGTGATGACCACATGATCACCTACAGCAGTCGCCGTGATATCGGTTAAACCTGCGGTCAAATCACTGGCAACGGTGGCCGCAGACACGGAGCCCCCTGTAGTAGTTCCAGCCGAGAAGCCGAGGACAGCGTTCGCATCTCCAGAGCCAATGACAATCTGAGCACTGTCACCCACATTGACAGACGTAAGTACCACGTCACCGCTATCATCAGAAGCCAGGACACCCGTGTCTGCCCCGGGGAGCGAACCCGTAGTACCTGTAGCATCTGACATAGAGACAGAGCCCAGAGTACGCATAGCGCCGTTGATTTGGTCAGCCACCTCTTCGGCATCTAAGGTGTTACCCTCAAACACAATGGAAGTGAAGGTGTCAGACATTTCAGAGCGGAGAAGTAGTGTCAACCCGTCCAGGTCATATGTCTCAGAGTTAGAGGAGGTCACTGTCGCAGCAGAAGCAGCCGTCAGAGTCACCGAAGTGCTGTTGATCGACACTACGTTACTCACGCCAGACTTGAAGGCCCACGGACCCTCTACAGAGGTTTGTAGAGTAGCTCCACGAGCCGACTCTTCACTAATGGTAAGCTCAACGTACTCCTCTGCGGGAGTTCCGGAGCCATCATGAAACACACCCAACAGAGCCTGTGAACCTGTGCCCCAGTTTAGGGTCTGGCTGATACTCGTCTTCTGGACGTACTTCGCTTGGTACATCGAGGCATTGGACAGCTCACTATCTACCGTGTAAGTACCTGTACCCGAAGCGCCCGCATCTACCACAGTTAGAGTGTAGGTGTCGTCTGCCATGTAGTTGGTCCAGTAAGTAGCGTAGACCTTCTCGTTCGGAGATACAGCAGAAGCCAGAGTGATCTTCCGAGCAGACCCGTCGACCTTGATAACTGTCACCGCAGGACGAGACATGGCATCCACCACATCCACACCTACATACGCAGTGATCAGGTCCGGACGATCGGTGGTCAGGTCCACTCGACCATTTGAGACTGAGTTAAAGGTAGAGGTACCCAGCGTAGTGTCTCGACCATTACCCAAGGTAGGTACGTAGGTCAATACGAACTCAGTGGAGGATGTGACCGAAGTAGACGGGTCTACGTAGGCGGAGGCTTCGTCCAGATAGACCTTTGTATCAACCAAGGTAGCGGTGATCTGTGTGTCATCGAAGTACTCAGCACCAGAGGTATGCACCACAGAGTTGATATCGTATGAAGCACCCCAGTACACCCGAGAAGTTTCACCCAAAGGGGTCTTGACGATGAAGTCGGTGTCCTCAATGTAGGAGCTGTCACCTGGAGCAATACCAACACGAGACACAGTAAGAACTCCCGCATCAGGGAGCAGGTCATAGGTATCCTGCCATGTGTTGTGGTAGTAGCTAACGGTAACAGTACTGGAGGCAGAGGGAGCCGATGCCAGTGTCACAACACCCGTAGTACCATCTACAGATGACACAGTCACGGCAACCCCGTCAACCTTAGCAGTTACATCGGTAACGGTGGTAGTCGTCACACCTCCATTGCTACCATCCACAATTGGCGTGTTGAAGACCTTGAAAGCTGTAACAGACCCCGTCGCCTGAGCGCTCACGTTGTCCGTGAAGAGGGTGTCTGTACGGCTGTAGTAGTAGGTTACTGTAACAGTGCTGGAGGCAGAGGGTGCGCTCTGTAAGGTAATGGTACCCAGAGTACCATTGATAGCTGCTACAGTGACAGCCTCACCATCCACCAATACAGTGACATCGGACACTGACGTAGAAGTGGTGCCGGTACCATTACCCGAAACGATAGGGTAGTTATCAACCCGAAGCTTCTTGATCGTACCGTCATTCGCACCCAGAGTAGGGGACTGAGGGTTGGTTTCTGCGGTAACCCACTGTGCGCTCACGTCTTCCTTGGTAACCAGAATGTCTGAGATAGCAGAGCTACCACGAACCATCTCGTAGTCAAGCCGTGAAAGACTCTCCTCTCCTACACCAATGAACACAGGCAGGCGAGCAGCATCGGTCAATGCGTTAGCCGACGGCTCAAACACAGTTTGTGAGTATACTCCTGCGGGAACGTAACTTGTAAAGGGTCCAGGCATAGTAGGAGCCTCCTAAATTTGGAATTGGGGACTGACAGACAGAATGCCGCCAATCGTCAGTACCCCGGGATTACAAGTAATTTATTGGCTCAGACTCTACTTATGGAGAGGTGCAGTGAGTAGAGAGGTAAGTATGTCACAGTCCAAGTTAAGGCAATGGGCAGATAGATTGGAAGATATGGTTGACAAAATACACCGTGACATGTACACATTGCTAATGTGTACGATCAACAACCCACATAGTGGTTTCTGGTATGGCCTGACTTGTTTGATAATCACCTACCGAAAAAAGGTTGACCCCAGTACCTACAGAAGTTGGGTACTGGGGTCTCTACCGATTGTATATGCTCTCGTGGTGATACTACTCCGGACGTGCTGTTAGGGTAGATACCACACCCTGGTCCGGGTCTACCATAAATCCTTGGAGAGCATGGTGATGGGCCGTCCACCCATTTCGAGTGTGAAATCTGTCGGTACCGCATAGAGAGGGTAGGAGGTAGTGCGTAATCCCCCCAATCTCCTGTACATGCTGGTGGTGTAGATGCCCGCCAAAGATTAGATGATGGTCCGTCGCTCCCCAAATCGTCTTAGCCTCTACAGGTACCAACGCTGCCAGATCTTTCGGCTTGGTCTTGTGCCCATCCCCGTGGGAGAATCCCAGTAGGTTATTTTCGTATTGGAGATACACACGAGGCTTGTAGTCCATGACTACCTCAACACCTGGAGTATCTCGATACCATGCAGAGAGGTAAAGCAACAGAGCCAGACCATTATGACGGTCGTGGTTACCTGCCATCATAACGATCTTTACAGGTGAAATCTGACGCAAGTAGTCAATATACCGTACCATGAGTTGACACCCTGTCACCAAAATCTCGGTAGGAGTGCCGTCGACATCCTGAGGAGTGCCCTTCGTGGTAGAGGGAGTATCACCATCTACGTCAAAGAAATCAGACGCAATTGGCAGTACGATCTCAGAGGGGTTATGCGGGAGATAGTTCAACAGAATCTCGGTCGCAGAAAACAGTCGCTTCTCTGCGATCTCTCTGTTATAGGGAGAGTCAGTCTCCCCTCCCCATGAATAGGACCCCCAGTGAAAATCGGTCAAGCCCAACACCAAAGCGAATGCACGATAAGCATCGGATCGCACGTAATCAGGGAGGGTCTGATCTCGATTCTCAGGCATGTGAGTCAAGAGAGTCTTCAGAGTCGTCTGCTCAAACTGGTTCCAGTTATCAGCCGCCTTCTGAATCTCCTTCCACTTAGACACTTCGTACTTCTGGAAGATGCGCTGCCGACGCTGCTGTAGTGCATCCGCGACCATATCATCCATATCTCTGTCCAGCAACTCTTCAGCCGAGAAGGGCTCGGAGTCATGAGTCCATCCGTGGATAGACTTGTATTCGACAAACCAAGGACGCGGGATGCCAAAGGTGCGACAAATCTCATTGATAGAAGCAGGCTGACCGTCCCAATTTGAGTACGCTCGCTTCATCGCACGATGGTCGTCTCCCGAGACGACCAGAGGCTTAGGGGCAGACTTAATGAAGGTTACATAGGAGTCGGTAGACTCGTTAAAGTAGTACTTCGTATTGTGGAGAAGATTTTCCTTACGAGCCTCAGGCACCTCTCTACCTACCTTAGAGGTAGAAGGGGCTCGTCCTGCGTTTTCAAATAACCACTTTGCCTTGTGTCGAGAGATCTTTAGAGTGCGCGCTAAACCACGAATGCTCGCAGCTGACCGAGCTACATCACCGAACCGAGCCAATAGCTCTTCCTGCCAGTTAAGGTCTGACATACAGTCTCCTACGTAATAGTATGTGTAGTACACGAGAATGCGTTAGACGGGAAATTACTTGCCTACAATCTGCTCCCAAACAGCTTTCGCTACAGGAACCTCATTGGCACCTTCCTTCCGTTCCACGTACTCATCATAAGTCCCGTCAACGGTCTTGCCTTTCCGTAGCTCGTCACGGAGTTTTTTCTCGGAGGATTTTCGGGCCTTGTCCATGACAGAGTCCCAATCAGACTTCGACACAGGCACATTATCGTCATCACGTTGACTCTTGACATATTCTTGGTAGGTAGCAGGGAAGGACTTACCCTGTGTTACAGTGGTCTGAAGAGACTTGAGACTCTTATCCAGCTCTTTCTTCTGGATCGCCTCCCACTGACTCTTCGAGAGAGGCGATGCCTTACTTCCCAAAGACTTCACATAGTCATCGTAGGACGCCCCTTCCGATAGGGACTTCTTCGCAAGCTCTCCCATTTTCTCTTGGCGTTCTTGCAAATGGGCTGCAAGCTTCTTTGCGTCATCGGGCAAACCCAGGATGTACTGGTCTACATCCACTGCTTGAGTCAAGAAATCAGTCGCCTTCTCAAGCTTCTCCGCAAAAGTGGTGGCGGTACCTTTCTGCCCTTCTAATATTGAATCCAGAGCATTTGACAACTTTTCCAAATCGATATTCTCGTCCAGACCCAAGTCCGTCATAACTTGGGTGTCTTCTGGTGTCGGCTTGGGTGTCTTCTTCTTTGACTTGGATTTCTCGTCAGCCTTCTCACCTTCTTCGGAGGGTCCTGACTCACCCTCTTCCTTCTCCGGTGAGGGATCTCTCTTCTGGCGCTTTTTCATTTCACGCTCAATGTAGTCCGACTCGGACAGCTCCGTGTTTGGATGCTTCTGGCGATACGACTTATACTGCTCACGGAGCGCATCTACCATCTCATCTTCGGACTTGCTAATACGTAGTCGACGTGCTATACGAATAAGGCTCATGGAGTATCAATCCTCTGACCGTGCTTCTTAGCATAGTCGAACTTTTTCAAATGGGTTTCCCTGTCCTTGAGATGGCTCTCGGGGACAGGGACGTATTCGCCCGCAGAAGTCTTACCGATCGCATTGGTCTTGTTTGCCAGCCGAACCTTGTCCTTCTTGTCTTTCTCACGAGAGTAGTAGTCGTGCTTCGCTTCGGAGTCTTCCCCGATCAGCTTGTCCAGGTCAGCCTTACCAGACCCTCGAAACTTCCCGTCAATCGGCATATGCACATTCGGGTTTGACACCCTCCGGGATGTGTTTTCGGACTTACACTGAGGACACCGAAAGAGTATATCTCGCTCTGAGGCTGGCCGAAATGCTTCCGAAATCACATAACAAGACTTGCAGACATAGCTGTAGACGGGCACTACACAATCCTCTCAAAGTTGTTTGACAGTCCATGCCTTGCCATATAAGGCGAAAGGTTGGGTACCACCTTCAAAGTGGAAGGTATCGACACCACATCCTCGTCGGAGGAGGAATTTAAGGTGGATACACTGTCAACAAAAGAAATGGCCGAGATTTCAAAAGGTATCGGAATGTGAATTGCCCAATCCGTCCGTATCTGCAAGTCCATGGAAGCGAGGTAGTACGGTGTATCCCCTGTCTCGTCATACACCTCGTCAGCCTCACCTCCGTGTGACATATCAGTGATGACTAAACCTTCCCGCTCCAACAGGTTCTTCTTCCTGCCCCAGATCTCCATCACAGTATAGTCGGCAATCTGCTCCATTTGCATCTTGTCCTGAGCCATGATATCGAAACTGATCGAGATATCCCACTGACCACCGTACTCCTGAGCGGTCATCGTCCGCTTGTCCGTAATTACGATAGCGTTCTGGTCACCCGCATGAGTCTGGTCTCCAAACGCCAGTATGACCCCCGGAATCGCGGTGTTGTTAAAGGTATTGGCGCCCTCTATTGTGTAAGGGCCTGTGGAAGGTGCTGCGTAGAAGTAGTCAGCATATATGCCCACTTCGTTTGACAGATTCTCCAACCATGTTATAGTGCCAGTACCATAGTCGACGGAGTAATGAGTGTCCTCTACCAACTGGTAGATTTCATCCACATACACTCGCAAAGACCCTTCATGGATGGAGCCCGCAGACACAGTCACGCTCTCCCCCTCACTGACATCGGAGAGAGAGTAGTACCCCAGCCGCTCTCGCTTCACCTCTTTCAGGATATCCACCATGAAAGAGGTATCGGTCTCCCAAGTCACATAGTAGATACCCGGATCAGAAGGGAAGGACGCTCCCGTAGGGTCGTGAGCCCTAACCGCGCGCTGATCTTCTCTCACCCACTCCAGTGAGGTTCCGTCCTTGCCCTCAATGTCAGCCTTCTGTATGTAGCTTACTACATAGCCAACAAAGTTGTCAGCACTCAACTGGATACGGGACGCAGAAGCGTTCTTCACGATGATAGCAGCTTGCGGCTTCTCGTCAAACGCCATACTATCCTGAATGAACGGCACCAGCTTACGATAGACGCGATTGCGACTAAAGCTCTCCCGTAGCTCCTTGATAATACGGCGTTTGGTTGCACGGCTTAGGTAGTAGTACATAGAGGACTCAGTAGCTCAAGCGAGCATTGACAAGCAGACCCTTTGCGACAGCGTTCATCGGATTCGAAGCATGACGGATCTCGCTAATCTCGATCGGGAAGTTCTTGCGCTTGGCAAACTCCTCCTTAAAGAAAGGGAGGAAGTTGCGGGCCAGAGAAGTGCCCCCACCGATGATGATCGGGATCGCCATCGGAATCTCAGTCTGGACCTTGAGCAGCTGTGATTCTACATGGTCCAGTGCATACCCAATTAGGTTGCGGTAATAAACACCAATCGCCTCACGCGCACGTAGGGTGCGAGGGTTTCCAGAGGCAAAGTCGATCAGGTCCGCTTCCTTCTCCTTGATGGAGACCGCCTTGGACGCAGTAATGTTGCAAGCCTGTGCCACCTTCTCGTCAATCCAGTCACCACCACGTGCAACACTAAAGGACATCGTGGTCAGAGTACGATAGGTTAGAGCACAGTTAGTCATACCAGACCCAAACGAAAACGTAAGAGCGCTAAACCCGTCTGACTCGGCCTCACTAAAACAGATAGCAGCAGCCTCATTCATGGGCTGTGCATCGTATCCGTGCTCTCCAATCATGCGCCGGAACACCCCCTCATGAAAGATGATGTCCTGGGAAGGGTCATCTACCGGAGCTGCGGGGACAGAGAAGTAGCATACCTCATCCTTGACTTGAGGAGTGCCCAGCAGCTGCTCAATCATCAAAGAGAGTACCTCGGCACTGTCCATCTCGCGACTGGAAATCAGTCCACGTTGCATAGGTCTTCGTGCCTCACGCTGGAACATGTTCGCTACATCCATAGCCTCATCACCGACGATCAGGACTTTACCGTCCTTCTCAATGTAGTTGACATCGCTAAGCTGGAGGA